GTCAAATATTTGATTAGCATATAAAACCATCCAAAAACGATTTGAATCGCCATAATATTTGTTTGCTATAATATCAGGTCTATCACTTTCTTGTATATCATACGAATAAAATAATAATGGATTTTTTAATAATGATGGTATAATTTCAGAACGAACCATAATATTTGTCATGACTATACCATTGCCATTATAATCGGTCATAAGTATTTTGGGAAATGAATTGAAATATAACATTATCTTGCCTGATTATTATTAATTTTATCTCTCGTAAGAATATCCAATTCTTTAAACGAAAGATTTAATTGAGTTTGTACCATTGAACCGTTATCATAAACGGCTAATCCGTTAGGAGCATTATTAATATCAATAGATTCTAAAACACAATCACCATATTTTGGAAGAATTTTGCTTTCTGTGCCATTAATAAAAAACGATAAATTGAAAACTGCAGGAGGAATTAAAAACATATTTTCATTTGAGCTTGAAGATTTCGTAGTATCAGATAAACTAGGCGCCGCATAAAATCTGAAACGATTAATAATATTATTTACAGAATAAGATTCGTCTTTTGATTTTGGTGTAAATGTAAAAGATAATTGAAAGGTTCTTAAACCTGTGCCACGATATACCATCTGTAATTGTGGATTTAAAGCAAATCCTTGCGCTTTTTGTAACAATGTTGTTAAGTTTTGTGTGTTAATTCCGGGAATTTGTGCTCCCGTTACATCTAACAATCCAGACAAAGCTTGAGAAACATTTGGATCCGTGCCTATAGAATTACCTAAAGAACTTAAAGCGGAACTAATAGAAGAAAAATCACCGTTTTCACTTAAATTACCTGCTGCTGAGTCGGCGGCTCTTAATGTTGTAAGTAATGCACCTAAATCTTGTGTCAAACTCATTTCTTCATAGTTGGCATTATATGTTGCATTAAGAGTATCCGGCATATAAAGTGATATATATTGTCTAGCATCTACATATTTTTGTGAAATTGTTAGACCGTTTGTTAATAAATTGCCAGTTTTTGTTAAGACGTTTCCTACAACTTCAGCAGATACCACTCCTGCTATTCCACCTACTGCTCCTGCAACGAGGATTCCTTCTGTGCTTGTTAATTTGTTGCCAATTTCCGTTAACAAACCTCCTGCTTTAGGTAATTTTAATTCTCCGGCGCCTTGTGTAAAGGGTTTATTAGGACTTATTTCTTTAATCGCAAAATTAACCCAATGCCTTTTTTGATTTGGACCTTTGTCAACTCCTAAATCGCTAGGATATTTTAAAACTATACCTCCAGCATCTTCTCCTGCCTGTAAATCTTTGAGGGGACCTTTTGTTACAGGCGAATTTACATCACTAGAAGAAGCGTTATATTCTGTTATTGAAACTGCCATTTAATTTGTTCCATGATTGATATACATAGTATTTATAGTAAGAAAAGGAAAAAAATGAAATACTATCAAGGCGTCTATAAAGTTAAAAATCGTGAAAAATACAAAGGTGACCCGGATAATGTTATTTATCGTAGCTCTTGGGAAGCAAAAGTATTCTCTTGGTTAGACAATAATGATAATGTAATTAGTTGGGGTTCAGAAGAATTTCATATTCCATATATGAGTCCTGTTGATAAAAGGCCTCACAGATACTTTCCTGACATTATTGTTCAAGTAAAGACGGCAACAGGACAAACAAAAACAATGGTTTTAGAAATTAAACCTTTAGCTCAAACTCAAATGCCTAAACCTAGACAACGCATTACAGAAAATTATAAGAATGAAATTAAAACATATGCTGTAAACCAAGCAAAGTGGAAGGCCGCAGACGAATATTGTAAAGACCATGGCTGGGAGTTTAAGATTATTACTGAAAATGACCTTGGTATCTAACTAAATAACCCTATGACATCTAAACTAACGGAACTGGCGCAAGAAAGAAAAACTGAAGGCCTACAAATGTCTTCCAAGGAAGCGTACCAATGGCTTTTAACCAAAATTGCAGCCTTAAGAAATCCTTCTGTTATAGCCAGAACAATACAAGATGAAGAACTGAGACCGGGTAGATTTAAATTGGGTCAATTGTATTACTTTTATTATGACCCAAAAGGTAAAGATGATTTGCCATATTATGATAAGTTTCCTTTGGTATTAACATTAGAAAAATACCAAGATGGGTTTTTAGGTTTAAATTTACATTATCTGCCTGTTAAATACCGAGTGGCATTTATAGGTAAATTAATGCCTTACGCAGTGCCAGGAAAAGACGATGAAATTAAGAGAATGAGAGTTACTTACGATATTTTAGTTGCGTCCAAGCGCCTTAAAGAGTTCAGGCCTTGTATTAAAAGATATTTGACGCCACATATTAAGTCTAAGTTACTTGCCGTTCAACCAGACGAATGGGATGCGGCAATTATGCTTCCGGTACACCAATTTAAAGGTGCCAAACCAGAAACGGTATGGAAAGATTCGGTAGAAGAAATCAAGAGGAATTAAATGCCACAAAGTATTGTAGATTTTATAGGTAGTTTCAAAACGGATGTAGCAAAACCTAGCAGGTTCGAGGTTGAAATTACACCTTTCAACACATCTGGATTATCTGTTTTAACCACATCGTTGACATATAGATGTGAAACAGCAGAATTACCAAGTAAAACATATGCAACAGTAGAACAAAAATTTGGTTCTAATCCGATTGAAAAATATCCTTACCAAGTGCAATATAATGATTTAACTTTATCATTTATCGTTTCTGGTGATATGTCAGAAAAGAAGTTTTTTGATTCGTGGATGGAAAAAATTTCACCATCTTCAGATTATAATATGAAATATAAAGAGGATTATAGGTCTTTTATAACAATTAGACAATTTAATTCATTAAACCAAGTTACTTACGCTGTTAATTTGATTGATGCGTATCCTATTACAGTCAATCAATTAGATTTAGATTGGTCTAGTGAAGGATATCATAAATTAACCGTTGTGTTTGCTTATACATATTGGGAAGTATCAAATAATTTAACCGCTGAACCAACAAGAACGAATACACAACAACCTAACCAAGTTTCAAAAACGACAAAATCCACTGATATTGAAAATAAAACACCAGGAGCAACGGTGTCTAAAATTTCAATTGAAGGTCAAGATTTAAATAGAACACCTGGACAAGTTGGTCCAAATTTTACACCTTTAATACGTTAATATAAAATGGAGATTTAATCATGGCTTTACCTCGAATTGATACACCAATCTACGAAATAGACTTACCTTTATCCAAAAAACATATTCGTTTTAGACCGTTTCTTGTCAAAGAACAAAGAAACTTGATGATGGCGATGGAATCAGATGACAAAGAAACAATTGAAAAGAATATTCGTCAAGTGTTACATAATTGCACATTGACGGAAAACCTTGATATTGATAAGTTGCCTATTATTGATGTTGAATTTTATTTTCTCAATTTAAGAGCTCGTTCTGTCGGTGAAGTTGTAGAAAACAAATATCGTTGTGAAAATGAAGTTGATGGTAAAACTTGTGGTGGATTAATGGATGTTTCTTTTAATCTATTGGATATTAAGGTTGATATGCCTGAAAATGTTAAAGATGAAATTCAATTGACGCCACAAATTGTTTTAAAATTAAAATATCCTGAATTTTCTATACTTCAAAGAGCTTCTAAATTTGAAAGTGTTACAGATATGGCATTTGATATGATTGTTGATTCTGTTGAATATATCTATGACGGTGAACAATATCATTACGCTAAAGAATCTACACCAGAAGAAATAATTGATTTTATTGAGTCTCTCAATCAAGAACAATTTTCTAAGATTGAAGATTTTTTTAATCATCTTCCTAAGTTAAATAAAAAACTTGAAATGGATTGTAAAAAGTGTGGATTTCATCATACCATTGATGTGGAGGGTCTAGACTCTTTTTTCGTTTAACATTTCGTTATGACAATCTGAAGAATTACTACACGACAAACTTTTCATTGATACAGCATCACAAGTATAGTTTGTCAGAACTTGAAAATATGATACCGTGGGAACGTGATATCTACATTGCTATGCTTATACAATACATTGAAGAAGAAAATGAAAAAATTAAGCAAAGACAAAACAGTAGATGAAAAACACACGACCACAAATTTCTGAATCAGTAGAAAAAACTGTAATGGAGTTGAAGCAAAAATTCAACGCACTCAACATTGCAGGTATACTTTCTGGTCCTTTAAGTGACTCTATCACAGAAAAAGTTACTGGTAATATACAACAAAACATTCAAAATTTTATTGGTAAAACACCAAAGTCAAAAATGGTCACCGACCAGCCACGAAAAGTGGGTAACGTTGATACTAATTTTTATGTCACCGCAGTAGGAAAACAAACAGTCAAAAAAGGTGACGGTGTGGCTACCGTTGCAGGTAAGTTATTTAATCTTTACAAGAAAAGTTTTGATGAAAAAAAATTACAAATGGAGTTATCTCGTAATTTTGAAAAAGAACTTCACGATGAAGATGAAAGACGACATAAAGATTTAATTAATTCAATAGAAAAAACTAGTAAACCATCTAGACGAAATGAACCGAATAAAAAAGTAAATGTTTCGAAATCAGATATCAAAAAGGTTCAAGAAAATAGAGGCGGTATTGTAAGTAAAGTTATAGGTGCTGTTAAGGATGTAGGTACTGCGGCCGTTGTAGGTGGTGCGGCCATTGTTGCTGGTGGTGCAGTTGTTGCTGGTTATGGTCTTTCTGCTTTATTAGAAAAAGGTGAAGCAAAAACATATGATACACAATATGGTGGAGGACGCAAAGAAGGTTTGGAAAAAATGACTGTAAATGAAGTTTTAAAATATCAACATACGCCTGGTGGATGGAATGCAAAAAGTTCCGCAATTGGTAAATATCAAATTATGTCTTATACATTAGAAGCTGCCAAAAAAGATTTACCGTTAACCGGTAATGAATTATTTGATAAAAATTTACAAGACAAAATTTATAAAGAATATCTTACTGGCGATAAAAGACCTGCTCTCAAAGCTTACTTAACAGGAAAAACACCAGATGATGAAAAATCTTTAGATAAAGCACAAATTGCTTTGGCTCAAGAGTTTGCTTCGGTTCCTGTTCCTTTTAGGATGCAAGGACACCATCGAATAGTAGAAGCAGGAGAAACTTATTATGCCGGAGATAAATTAAATAAAGCAGGAGTTTCAATAGAAGATACACGAGCCAAATTAAAACAAGAAAGAGCTTTAAGAACAGGAAAAGTTTCAGAACAAGATGCACAACAAATGGCTGGAGGAAAAACAACTTATACAAAAGTTTCAGATACCGGTAATGTTCAATCAGCAAGAAACTTATCAATCGCTGGTGATAGTATTGCTTATGGTGTAAGTGGTACATCATTAGGTAAAGAAGCAAAAACTCAAGCAACTCAAGGATTAACAACAAGAAAAATTATTGATGCCGTTAAAACTAAAACAACTAACAAGCTTGGTACAAACAGTAAAAATGAAGGTGATATTACCAACTCTGATATTTCTGTGATTAGTGCTGGCACGAATGATTGGGCTAACTTAACTAATCTGAGTAATGATTTAGAAGAACTAAGAAAAGTTGTAAATGCTAAAAAATATATTTGGATATTACCACCAAATACAACTCCTAGTGGAAAAAATATTGCTGGCGCAAGAAAAATTGTAGAAGCTTTTGCCGCAAAACATAATGATGAAACTGTAAGTTTTGATCCACCACCAGGAGGAGACCAAATACATCCTAACCCTGTTGACTTAGAACAAAAAGTTAGGCAAAAAATAAAACAAATACAAAGTCAAACAGTAATACAAAAAACAGAAACACCGAATTCAGGTGAACGGCTAAATAATAAAACGGCAGAAAATGAAAAATTAAAAGAAAATACTAAACCTGTTTCTTATGTAAACAATTCTAAGAAAACAACACAAATGGGAAATAAACCTAATATTAAGATATTAAATGCCGCTAATAAACCTGATTATCCTCCATTTATGAAGGTAACTTTAAGTTAAATGAAAACAATAACAAAAAAACTTGGTAATGAAGTATTTGTATGGGATCCTAATGCTTATCAAGGTAAAGGTTATTGGTACATCTTAGGTAAAAAAGGTGCTTACGGTAGACCGGCAAGCAGAAAAGAAGTTGGTCAATTAGGTCGCCCAAATCAAAAAGAAACAATACCTGAATCTCCTAAAGTATACGAAGAACCAAAAGGCACCTCTCGCTCTTCCGAATATCGTAATGCAAAAAGAGTTGGAAAAACACCTTTAGGTGAATTAATATTTGAAAAACTTTTTGTTGAAAAACAATCATTAGGTTCTGCTGTAAAAGGTAGTATTTCAGATAAATTTGAATCAAAGGTTGCTGGCATAAAAGAGAGATTTGACCCTCTTAATATTTCTAAAAAATTATTAGGTAGAAAATTAACATTTCTTTTAGGTACCAGTCTTGGTGCAAACAAAGATGATGTAGAACATTTTACGGGTTATCGTAAAAAAACAAGTGCAACACCAGTTTCAAGTAAAACAAATCCTGATAAATTTAAAAAAATTGAAGATGCTAGTAAAACAAAAGTATCTGCTGGTGGCGAATCACGAATAAAAAATAAAGACGGTTTGGCAGATGTTCTTGCTAAAATGTATAATCTTATCAAAAAGAACCTTGATGATGAAAAGAAACATCGTCAATTGGAAAACAATTTTAAAAAACAAAAAGAAAAAGAAAAAGACAAGTGGAACCAAGAATTAATTGAAGCAATTACCGGCATGAAAACCAAAGCAGGCAAATCTAATGCCACTACAAAGAAAACGCCAAAGAAAGGTAAATCTGCAGGCAAAAGTATTAAACCAGAACAATTATCCGAAGAAGGTCAACAATTATATGAATTAACCGAAGGTGTAGGTG